ACAACAAGCAAACGTCCTGTTTCAGAATACATTTGCAAACCTCACAAAGTTATGTACTTAAAGTCTGGGTATCGTGAACGTATTTGTGAAGATTCAGGTAAAACATTAGGTTGGGCAGATGAACCTAAAAAGAGAAAGGAGCCTAAAAAGAGTGCCAGAATGGGGGCAAAACTTTCTTTGAAAAAGTACACAGATGAATAAGCGCGAACAAGTGAACAAACGTAAGGAAAAGGAGCCACCAGTATGATAGGTAATTATTTTATGAACATCGAAGGGGATGCACCTTTTAACCCAGATAAGTTCCCCCTTCTGATAGGTCTAGGGGAAAGCTTTATGGAAGAGAGGGTTTGCGAGACCCCTGAAGATGTACCCCTAGGTGTTGACTTTGTAGTAAAAGGGGTCCGTATTGAACAAACGTAAAGCTGCACAGCTAAAGTATGGGGTACGGTCAGGTCTTGAGGCTGACAATTGTAAATACCTTGAGGACAAAGGTATCCCATACGAATATGAGAAGCACAAGATCAAGTGGGAAGATCACCAGTGGCGGTCCTATACACCTGACTTTGTGCTAGACAGTAACGGTATCATCGTAGAAACTAAAGGGCGGTTCGTAGCCGCAGATAGACGAAAGCACTTGAAAGTTAAAGAGCAGTACCCTAAGTTGGACATTAGGTTCGTGTTCACTAACTCTAAGACCAAGATCAACAAAGGGAGTAAGACCTCCTACGGTGATTGGTGTGAACGTCATGGGTTCCAGTATTCTAACAAGTTCATCCCTAGTGGGTGGCTACTAGAACCTGAAGTTGAGATGAGAATTGAAAGGACTAAAGATGACTAAAAAGATCGTAGACCTACTCGAAACAAACGGTATTAACCCAGAGGACGCTTTGTTCTATCTCGGTGCGTACCTTCAAGACCAAGAGGTAACTAAAGATGACTAAAAACGTCCTAGTATTCAGTTGCGCCCACACGGCACCTGAAGTAAGTAATGAGCGTTTCGATTGGCTAGGCCAGTACATCGCTGATGTTAAACCTGATATGGTTATCGACCTAGGTGACGGTGCTGATATGTGTAGCCTGAATAGCTTTGACACTCGTTACCCACAGGCTGTAGTAATGCAGAACTACGGTGACGACATCAACCACTACAACGAGGCTCAGGATCGTCTACGGTCTCCATACAAGAAGCTAAAGCGTAAGAAACTTCATTGGGTAGGGTTTGAAGGCAACCATGAAAATCGGATCAAAAAGGCTATTGCAGAGAGTCCCCGACATGAGGACAGGACGGGACAAGGCTACGGGATTTCCTTTGGGCATCTTCAAACGGACCAGTGGTTCGACGAGTACCATGAATACTATAATAGCGCCCCCGCAATCGCTAATTACTGTGGCGTTGACTTTGCTCACTTCTTTAGTTCTGGGAACTTTGGCACAGCTACTTCTGGTATTCACCATGCCTACTCCGTCATCAACAACCGTCACAATTCTTCTGTATGTGGTCACAGCCATAAACGTGATGTTTACTTCAAGGATGATGCTGGTAGTCTTGGGATGGTGGTTGGCTGCTACAAAGGACATGAGGAAAGTTGGGCGGGTCAAGCGAACCTAAGCTGGTGGAACGGAGTAGTAATGATGCAAGAGGTTGACAACGGTAGGTTTGAACCTATGTTTATCTCTATGGATATGCTTGAGAAGGAATACGGGAATGGGCAATAATAGTCTGTCGGATAGGGTGACAGAAAAAGCGTGGCTGGCTTATGAGGAATACTTGACCTTAGACTCTTCTGATAAGAGTATCGACTTTACGTCTTTCTCTGTAGGTTTTTTCCTTGGCTTGGCGACCCTTGCAAAAAGTGTTAAAAAGAAGGAATACGGGAATGGGTGACTTTGAATGGACAGAAGGGGACATTGCTGGACCATCGCAATACGTTTGGTTGAAAAGGGAATCTTTAGATACAGAAGATAAAGTAAACAGTTCTCCTGATGGTGGCCCTAGTTATTACTACGATATGCCTTTTCAAGAGTGGGTGACTCTTAACGATCAAATGGAGTACCTCGCTAAAAACAAATGGGGTATTTATGCTATTCACCTAAAGGATGTCTTCAAAGGTTTAGGTCGTTGGGGTGATAAGAAAGGGACAACACCTCTGTACGACACAAAGAAGGGCATTTACTATTTCTGTCGTGTTATGCGGATGATGGTTGGCGTCGAAGGTCTTAGGGAGTACCTTAACAGTATTCTTGACGACCCACAGTTTGAGGAAAAAACAAATGGCTGAAACAATCTTTATGTCCTTGACATTAGTTCTTCTGGTGTATATTTCTTATGTTGTACACAAGGTTCACATTTACACACAGTACGTCTTAGTGGCAACAACAGCAATTATGACAGACCTACAAGAAATGAAACAGTGGTTAGAAGGAGAAGATGACGATGGGGAAACGCAGCAATTTCACTAGGGTAGAACGTGATTTTTACCCTACACCCCTTAAAGCGGTAGAACCTCTTATTGACCATCTCCCGTATGAGGGCTTTACTTATGTAGAACCTTGTGCTGGCGATGGTCGTCTTGTAAACCACATCTCGGAGCTTACAGGAGGCTCTGGGGTGTGTATTCATAAGAGTGACATTGAACCTAGAGCAGAGGATGTTAGGGAGTTTGATGCGCTGACTTTTTTACCCCTACCAGCAGACTTCTGTATTACTAATCCACCTTGGGACAGAAAGTTCTTGCATTCATTCATTGTTTGGCAATGTGCCTTTGTGCCTACTTGGTTATTGTTTGATGCCGATTGGATGCACACTAAGCAGTCAGCGGAGTATATGGCGTACTGCAAGAAGGTTGTATCTATTGGTAGGGTTAAGTGGGTAGAAGACAGTAAGGGTTCAGGTAAAGACAACAGTTGTTGGTACTTGTTTGACTTTGCGCATACAGGGCCAACTGAATTTTATGGGGTAGTAGTATGAAAGATTATGCAGATTTCGTAGAGTCAATGGTTATCACTAAAGGTGCTGACCGTCTAGTTGAGAACACACTAGGTCTCGTTGGTGAGGCTGGTGAGGTAGCCGAGAAGATCAAGAAGAAAGTACGCGATGGAAATATTGATATTCAGGGGTTGCAAAAAGAACTCGGAGATGTCATATTCTACTGGTACGCACTACACGGTGCCTTGGGTTTAGACCCAGAGGTCACAAAGAACATGAACAAAGAGAAACTAACCTCTCGCAAGGAACGCGGG